GCGCGGGTTACCCCCTTTCGACTGCTTCCCCACCGATCTTTGCTATCAGTTTAGATCGCTTACGGGCGGCATTTGAATGGCCATTGAAGAGTCTAGGGCCCAGGGTAGCTTAGCTACCTGGCACGGGAGTGCTCCAACAGCGATGAGGGAGCGCAACCTGGTCCAAGAGACTGTAATTGGTACGATTTCTTGACGTCCGTTCGAGCCGCTTAGCATAAAATCTAAGTCGCCGAAGGGTCATTGAGTTATCCCTGGTATCAGTCTCTGTAACACCAAGGAGAGCGTCTAGATGATTTAGCCTATTGGCAAAAGCATCAAGACGATGGCAAACACCAACGCATCTCGTACCTTTCCGAAAGCCTCTACGATAGAGTATGCGATCGAAAGGGCCCCGAATATCAGAGGGCCAATGCGTCAGGACATTGTAGACGACTCTATGAATCCTCTTCTCATGGAAGAAGTCAAGGTGTCCACTACCACTAAGACCACCTAATTCTCGCGGAAGTACTAGATCGTTCGCTAGTACCCGGAGGGTAGACTTGTGATGTGATTTAAACCGACTTAACCGCCGTGACGTAAGCGGGAAATCCTCGAAAAATTCGTCGAAGACCTGTCCTATTTCACTACGTTTATACGTAAATCGTAGTAAGTCAGTATAAATCAAAGGGACTTGTACGAAGTCACCTGATCTTTTCTGCACATAGTACTTGTTGTTCATCTGGAGTACCCTCTTTGCCAGAAGGGTTTTCCTCATGTTGGGGACAAGACCAACACTAGTGCAGGCATCACACCAACGAACATAGTCCTCCTTATTACTTTGGAAGAGAATATCGTCTCCGTTTATTAGTTTTCTATCATTTCTGTAGATTGAACAGAATATAAAATCATTTAGAATACATAATAACGGGAAAGAAAGCAAGCTTCCCATCAGCTGACCATTCAGTTGAAGCACAGTGTCTCCATCTGGGTAAGTGATAAGGTGTGATGAAACGTCACGAAGTGCTAGTTCCCTCAGATATTCGAACTCTGGCCACACGTCGAGGATGCCTAACATCATCGTCTGCGTACAGTCTAGGTGAATATTGTCCGTTGCGGACTCAAAATCACCACTGACCCAGAATTCGTTTGGACTACTAAGCGGTCCAATCTGAGCACTGATAAGATCGCAATGAACCGGCCGAACTAATGCCGGAAACCGAGACTTACAGTAATCGATAAGTCTGGCTTGCAAAGGAACTAGCTTATGGAAGTGAGCACTACCAACAGTGATAATCCGCACCTTGGCGTTGTGCGGTGGTAGTGGAACAGCTCTCACTTCAGGGAGTGGTGGTACGCTAAAGTTGACACGGATTCTCTCCTCCAGGAGACTACGCGTCTTTACTTCGCACTCCCATAGGGCCATTTTAGGTGTCGTAGAAAGAGCCAATCGACGCCACTCATGTGACAACTCCTGACTCCCTTCGGCCTCAAAGAACTTACGAGGACCGCCGCGTGACCTAGAAACCTCAAGGCACGCGTTGGAGGAAAATGGCTTAGCAAAAGGTGTGAAGCCCCTGTCAAAATCACGTAACTTCGCTCTAACAAAGTGGCGTAATCTGATTAAGATGGAAGGATCTGTAGGCCGAAGAACCGCCATAGATGCCTTATGCTTCACAATTGCTGACTCTCTATCTTCGTCACTCAGGCATGTGACGGACCTCTTAGCTGAACTATAGAGAGATAATATTCTGATTCGCCAGCGTCTGGATTGGAGACTTTTTCGCAAGAAAAAGTTCCAGAGCTTGCAATGAGGAATTATGTAGGGACATGTTAGGCCTTCTCTCTTTCGAGACAGGGATCTAACAGATACTCTACCGATATCGTCCTTCAGTTGTTGTAAGGATATATCAGGAGGGACCAGGATGCTATCACAGATACGAGATCTGTAACCGAGCATCCCTATCGCAGCACATAAGGCTTCGGAAAAATCCTCTGCCAGTGTGGCTGCACTACTCCCTTTATGCCTAGGAGCTGTGGCTCTACTGAACGAATTACTTTGTTCCGTAGAAGTCATGGCGAGGGTACTTGACTAAGGTACCGTAGCAATCGCA